CTGAACATCGTTACCGTTAAACGGCATGATGTGGATGCGGTCTACTGGCTTACCAGCTTCAGCACAGCGCGCATAGCAGCGACGACGGCGGTGACCTTCAACAACCCACACGCCTCCTTCATCACGCGCGATAACTTCCAGTGGTGGAACTGATCCGCCGTTCATCAGGTAGTTAAACAGGTCATCATCTGCCTGGCGGGTGCGCTCGTCGTCTTCACGCTTGTTGAAACCTTCACGAACGTGGATATCTGAAAGAGCGATAAACATCCCGGTATCGGTGCGCTTAATCACACCGGCCTTGGTCATTTGCTTGAATGAGTTAGCCATTAGAGAGCAACCTCGTTATTCAGGGAAATGACAACAGGAGTGAGCTCACGCAGTTCTCGCTGAGCTTCCAGCAGGTGCATGTTGGTAGGCGTTTTGGTGCGGCGCTCTTCGATGCGGTCACACTCTTTGGCCCAACTGGCAATATCCTCACGTAGGGTGGCGTTCTGCTCAGCCAGTTCTTTACGCTGCGCCATCGCTTCGCAGAGCGCAACACTGGTAACATCAAGGCGTGTAGCCAGTTCGTTAACCATCCAGCCGTAAGCGGCAGGAAGGAGAGGGGCGGCCTTACGAGCTGCGTCAATAAGCTGCTCTCTGGTCATGCGTGGTTGTAACTCGGTGACGTTCTGTGTGTTCGTCATGGATAGTTTCTCCGTGTTATAAGCGCTCTGCACAGCGCTGAATTCTTGGCCTTACAACTTAGAAGAGGCCGCCTTGGTCTTTGGGTGCGGTGCGTTTTCTCCGGGTAAGTTCAGCTTTTGAAACCTGTTTATCTGCCCAGGCTTTCGCATGCCTCATCACATCATCGAAAATCGCGCCTTTCTTACTGGCTTGTGACATGCGTTTATATAAATCAAGTGCTTGCCACGCCCCCCCCATGAGCCACTGAAGAGGAAAAGCCTTGCTTAATCAGCTGTTCCCTTACGTTTTTCTCAATAAATTCGAGGTGGTTCATCAGTCCTCCAGTGGAAATTTCCGCTGAATTTTGGTTGCACGAATACCTCGCCAGCTGGCGACAAAAAATAAAGGGGTTTCGTTTTAGTAAGCACCCAACCAGGGCACTTAGTGAAACGGGCGGCTGCCACCGCCGGTTAGTTTCTCCACAATTGGGAGCGCGTTCCCCTGAGGTTGATTTAACGACTGAGGCCTCTCAAGGAACCGGCTGAACGCGCTTTCAGTTGTGTAAAAGGGGCGGTCGACATTAAGGACATTCACAACTGCCGACCGCCAAGACTACACACAGCAATGAAAACGTTGCCTGTCTTTTCACCACATCAGGCTCGGTGGTATTCTTGGAGTTCTCACACAGCCAAGAAGATAAACCTATGAATAACGATATTATTGGGTTAAGACTCACTGCTATTGAAGCTGCGATTAAGACCATTTCAGCTGCAATATGTGCTAATGAGGGCCCACTATCAGATGACCTGCATAACCAAATAAAATTATTGCGCGATCAACTCTCAAGCCCAGAAAACACTGTTAAACAGGAAGCCATCACCTATCAGACCATTAAGCTTCTTGATTCTCTTAATTGCGACCCGTGGGATCCGTTTTAAAAAACTTCTCATTGAAGGCCGCCATTTTAGATTTTGAACGAGCCCTTCGTTCGGAATGAAGGGTAAGTTGCATGTCCGATAGAGCGCTAAAAACGGCAGCATTGAACGCCAGAAACTCCGATTCATCACTGCACTCAGCAGTAATTTGCCCATTAACAACCAACTCTATCTTCATTTCTGATGCCCACAATGTTCGCTGCTGATGGATTTAATATTAGACATCTTACATTTTCAGTCAAGTTAAATTTGTAAGTTTACTTACTATTATTTTTTGAGCACTAAAAAGCCCGCGCGAAAGGCGGGCTTGTAAGGGGCGGGCTTGGTCTAAAGATCAATGATTATTTGCTTAACTATACCAATTAGATTGGTTTCTTGATTCACCTCAATGGGTTTGAACGCCGGATTTAGTGGAATCAGGTACGAAAAAGGGGGATCTATCGCTAATTTTTTTAAGGTTGCCTCACCGCCAGAAACCGTTTGAGCCACGACAATTTTACCGTTTGCTTCATCCACGAAGCCGAACTCGGGCTCAACAATTACAATAGAACCTTCAGGAATACTCAACTCCTTACTGGAAGTCATTGAATCCCCTTTAACCCTCAAAGCAAAAGCTGAATCGGAAAGCTTGCGAGTCGTTTTAACTTGCTCATTGCCTGGATTGCCAATTACTTCAGTCCAATTGCCGGCTTGTACCCAGGATATCAGAGGGACCTCTCTGGCAGACATTAAGTTGATGTTAATGCCATTTTCGATATCACCTGAACCAAAAACCAACCACTCCGGAGAGCACTGAAGACACTTACACACCAGTATCAAGTTTTCACCAGAAAGTTTAGTTAAATCACTTTCCCACTGGGTCACAGCAGACGCGCTTACTCCGGCCCACTCAGCGACATCGCGCTGGGTAAGTTTTTTCTGCTTTCTTCTGAATCTCAGTCTGCTGCCAACGGTATCCATATAATCTCCTCGGAATGCACGTTAGCAATCTTACATTTTATTGACGTAAGTATGCTGTCCATATACGATGTAAGAATGCTAACTAATGAGGGTTCAAACCATGCATAAAGGGACAGTCGTCGACTACTACGGCGGCATTTCTAAAACCGCAGTTGCCTTAGGGGTAACTCACAGTGCCGTATGTCAATGGGGAGAGGTCATTCCAGAAAAACAGGCTCTTTACATCGAAAGAATTACAAACGGGAAGCTGAAATACGACGCCTCTCTCTACAGCAAATTTAACAATTCTCAACACAAGCAGTAACCACAGAAAAGAGGATATGGCCGTGGGTATAGAACCTGAATGGAAAGTTGAGAAGCAGCCCGCCTGGCTGGTGGCCGCAATCAGGAAGACGATTGCCGCGTTGCCAGGAGGATACGCTGAAGCGGCGGAAATTCTGGACGAAACCCAGAATTCACTCTTTAACCGCCTTCGTGCTGGTGGCGACCAGATCTTTCCAATGGGCTGGGCAATGGTGCTTCAGAGAGCTGCTGGCGTAAGTTACATCGCTGACGCGTACTCTCGTGAAACTGATAACGGAATACACGTTCCCGGCGCCGTGCCTGATGATGAAAACGAAGAGATTGGCCTGAAGCTGGCCGAGCTGGTGGGGAGGCTTGGTGAGCTGGTTAATGCTTACCGTCATTACATTGAAGATGGTGTAGTTGACCGGAGCGAGTGGCAAAGTCTTAACGATATCGCATATCAGTTCAGGGTCACTCTCATGACGTTCCTGAACCTTATTTCCCGTGTTTATTGCCTCCCAGAAATGGGTGAGGCCCGCGAGTGTGCAGCTCCGGGCCCCTTGGCGTGTCGTATCAGTGGAGAAACTAACGCATGAACAGTGTAACGGCAAACAACCGTCTCCCGCAACTACGTGGTATTCCCGTTGTTGGAACCTCGTCGTTTCGGTATGAGCGGATGGTATCAGGCCGCTGGGTTCCATGTAACCACAGTAGGGCTATGGCGATTGTGGGAGTCTGGCGTCGGAAGGGGAGAGCGCTATGCGAGAACTTAACCGGAGATTCAAAGACCACTACGGCGTCCCGGTCCGCGTCATCAGATGGGAGCCAGAGACTCGACGCGTTATATACCTTCGCGGAGGGTACGATCATGAGTGCTTCAGCCCTCTTGAACAATTCCAGCGTAAATTTACAGAGTTAAAGGACTACCATGAGCCTGTTGATGCCATCCCGGCCGATAGTGATAAACCCTGACCTTGCATACAGCATTGGCCTTAACGAGGCCATTGCGTTGCAGCAGGTTAACTACTGGCTTAAAGAAACCACCTCCGGACTGGAGCGTGACGGCGTGCGCTGGATTTACAACACCAACGAGCAGTGGCTGGAGCAGTTCCCGTTCTGGTCTGAGTCTACGCTGAAGCGCACATTCACCCGCCTGAAGCAGCTGGGCGTGCTCAAAGTTGAGCAGCTGAATAAGTCTCAGCGCGACATGACGAACTACTACACGATCAACTACGAAAGCGAGCTTTTAGATGAGGTCAAAGTGACCAAATCGAAGAGTTCAAAATGCACTCTTCCATCAGGTCAAAATGAACCGATGGAAGAGGTCAAAGTGGAACGCTCCATCGGGTCAAAACGAACCGCTCTCATCAGGTCAAATTGCACTGATGTTCTTACAGAGAATACAACAGAGAATACTACAGATATTAAAAAACCTATTTGTCCGGTTGCGCCGCAACCAGACGACATCGATCCGGCAATTCGTGTCTTATCCCATTTCAACGAGGTTACTGGATCGTCATACGGGAAGGGCGGGCGCAATAAAACCGTTTTGGGATACATCAGGGGGAGACTGTCAGAAAACTACAGCGCTGAAGACCTGATGCTGGTGGTGGACTATCTCACAGCAAAATGGGCTGATGATCCAAAAATGGATGATTACCTTCGCCCGAGCACTCTCTTTGGTCCAGAAAATTGCGTTGAGTATTTTGACAAGGCTCAGAAATGGCAAAAGCGCGGAAGGCCTGCGTGTGTCAAAGGGCGTTGGCAACTCGGCGGTAGCGCTGACCCAAACTTTAAGGCCAACTTCCAGAACGTTGATTACAGCGTTCCAGCCAACTCAGGTTTCCGTGTTTCCGGAGGTACTCAATGAGCTTTCTGAAAACAATTCAGTTATTCGTGGCCAATAACCCTGGACTGACGAACAAAGAGATCGCTGCAGCACTCCCGGAGTATGCCTTGCACAGTGTTCAGCGTGCGGTATGCCGCCTGGTCATGCTTAACCGCGCTGAGCGCAAAGGTGTGCGTCCTAACTTCCGTTACTACGCAAAGGCACCTGTTGGTCCAATTGGGCCTATTGTCCCGCGCTACCCGGTAGAAAAAGCTGAAGTGATGCCTGAGCCAAAACAGGAAAGCGCACCAAACCCTGCTGTCATTGCGATGATGGACAAGGCTAAAGAGTTATCTGACAAGGGACTTTATCTGCGTGCTGCTACGGTTCTGATGGAGGCATTCAATCGATCAAAGAACGAAACCATGCGAGCCAAAATTCTCAAAGAGCGTAAGCGCTGCCTGAGTATGGCACCGAGGGTTAAAACCACCGGTGATGGCTGGTGTCTGGCTGGCCGAGCGAGGAACGTCTGATGAAATACTCACTGATTTACGCCGATCCTGCCTGGGAATACGACAACAAGGCCAGCAACGGTGCAGCGGAAGACCACTACGACACGATGAAGCTGATCGACATGAAACGCCTGCCAGTGTGGGAGCTTGCTGCTGATGATGCTGTGCTGGCTATGTGGTTCACCGGCACTCACACCCGTGAAGCGATCGAGCTTGCTGAAGCATGGGGCTTTAAGGTGCGCACGATGAAGGGTTTCACCTGGGTGAAGTTAAACGCTCTGGCAGAACGGCATATCAACAAAGCGCTTCAGGCTGGTGGCGTGGAGGACTTCTACGACCTCCTTGACTTGCTGAACGAGCAGACCCGCATGAACGGAGGAAACTATACCCGAGCCAATACCGAAGACCTGTTGATCGCCACTAAGGGAAATGGTCTTCAGCGCCGGGTGAAGAACATCAAGCAGGTGATTTATAGCCCACTCGGGAAGCACAGCCAGAAGCCTGCCGAGGCTCGCTATCGTCTTGAGAAGCTTTACGGTGATGTACCACGCATCGAACTGTTTAGCCGCTGCGGAGAGCCAGGCTGGGACCATTGGGGCAATCAGGCCGAAAGGCCAGCGGTTCATTTGCTTCCGGGTGTTGTCTGCCATATCGACTGGTCAAAGGAGAGTGTTGCGTGATCGAATTAACGCCGCGTCAGAGTGATGTTCTTGAGGCCATCAAAGGCTACATAGCGAAGGTGGGGTTTCCTCCGACAGTATCAGAGATTGCCGGGTTGATGGGGTGGGCATCTCCAAACGCAGCAGCTGAGCATGTGAATGCATTAAAGCGGAAGGGTTATATAACAGTAGCTCGCGGTGCTGCGCGAGGGATAGCGTTAGTTGAGGATGGGAATGAGCAGGACGCTGTATCGATCATTCTATCTCTGCTGGATGGAGATGAGTACGCGCGTGAGCATGCGATCCTCTGGCTTGAATCTCGCGGGGTGAAATTATGAATCTCGTTCTCCCATTCCCGCCGAGCGTAAACACGTACTGGAGAGCGCCAAGCAAGGGTCCGCTTAAAGGTCGCCACCTCATCAGCGAAAAGGGTAGGGCATACCAGAGCGCGGCGTGTGTAGCTATTGTCGAGCAGCTTCGTTGCTTGCCTAAGCCATCAACCTC